TCTTGGCGACCGGCAGGAAGTTCTTCTTCGCCAGGTGGAGGTAGGCCTCGTCGTTGGCATCCGTGTGTGTGGTGACCTTGATACCACCGCCACCCTGTGCCTCCTGGAGTACAGCAGTCCCGCTGGCCTCCGTGAACAAGGTCCACGGATCCGTGTCCACGTAGCGTTCGAAGTTGTCCTCGATTACATGGGCCATGAACGTGTTGCACGCGATCGCCAGGCTAGGGTAGTACTCCCAGAGATCAGCGCCACGCGCACCACTGTAGGAATCGTCGCGGATCGTCGCGTTCCGATGGTGCCAGCGGAACTTCGTGTTCGTCTTCAACCCAAGCGTCATCTCCAACTCCTTCCATTACGCAGGGGAGTCGGTGGGGCAGGACCACCCCACCCCACCTCTTCCACCCCAATACTCTTACGACACGGTGCCGCCACCGATCGTGACGGAGGCCAGGTCGAGTCCGGAGACGGGACCCTCACGCGGATCGAAGCCCAACGCCAACGCAGCGATGGGTTCACCCTGCGCGACGGCAGTGGTCATGTTCGCACGAACGTACCGGAGAGCCACACCTGCGGCAGTGCCGATCCGTTCGATCTGGTCGGCGTTGATCTCCAGCACCCACTGCTTGTTGTCGTTGTCGGTCGCGTGTGCCGCGATCGACTTGGTGACCAGCGTAGTCGCGTCCGAACCGGAATTATCCGAGTAGCCGATCAACGAGATGACAATCGTCTCGGTATCGTCCGGCACGCCGACCAGGAAGATCCCCACGCACTTGTGCCACTTCGACATGTCCACGTAGTCGTCCGTCGGGTGGGCTTCCGCAGCATCCGCCTTCGGGTCGAGCACGCTAACGATACCGAAGCGTTCGCACGCCATCGTACTTTCCATGTGTTGCTCCTTGCTCGTTCTTGGACAGGCAACACGTAAGGCTACCTGTCCAGCATCCGCGACGCTTAGGAACCAAATTAGCCTGATGCAATCAGGCTCCTAATCACGCGTGGCCAGCGTCACAAACGCACCCTGGGTGAAACCCGACCGACCCTTGTAGGGCGTCAGCGCCGAGTCCCACCAGGACTGGCCGTCGACACGGAACGAGAAGCGGTATGCAACCTGCATGTAGTCGAACCAGAGGTGGATCGACACAGCCGACTGCACGCCACCCTTGACGATGGTCAGGTATTGATTCATGCTGGCCAGGATGATGTCACCTGCGGTACCCAATGCTTCGCACAGATCGGTGGACATCACAGGCCGACCCTTGAGCGTTCCGTACGGGCTGGCACTGAGACCACCTGCCGGCAGGTAGACAGGGAAGTTGGCAGCGCCCATCCCGATAGTCATCAGGTCCAGTTGACCTTCGACCTCCGGGTTGACGAGCCACACAGCACTCGAACGGAAGCGTGCCGGCAGCGCCACCCACATCTTGATGACGTTCTCGGCGAGGACAGTCTCGGCAGCCTGTCCCGCTTCCTTCGCGACCAACACAGTACCACCACTCACCATGATGCCCTGAGGTTTGCCGACCCCAGTGCCTCGGATGATGGCGTCGTTGGTGAGGAAGCGGATCTCATCGCCAGACTTCCTGGTGAGGAACTGTCCAAGGGAGACGGCGCCATCAGACATCTGCTCGTCCGTGACCGAGGCCAGGACGCCCAGTTTATGCAGGCGCAAGTCCTTGAACTTCCACTTCAGTCGGCTGGCGGTGAAGCCATGGCCTTCCTCGACCCAGTATCCGATCACGCCACCGTTGCGCTGGGCTGCGGCCGACTTGTCATCGTCGATGAGTCCATTGAACCGCATCGAGTTCCCACGCACGGTATACGAGTCGGTCATCGGCAGGAGTGCCATACCCGAGAGGGCACGCTCGAAGATCGATGTGCTGAACTCGGGTGCGACGAGGATACCGCCTTCCTCGCCGACCTCGGTGTTGGCGTACCCATCAGACGGTGGAACCTTCTGACCCATGACATCGCCGACGACGACCTTGAGTCGTTCGTCGAGTTGGTCGAAGCCGACTCCCTGGCTGGAGGCATGCTTCACCGCCATGGCGAACTCGCCGAATCCCTTCTCGCCTTCATCGAAGCCGAAGCGAGGATGGACAGCGACCTGCTCCCTGACCTTGGTGGTCTTGGCGACAGCGGTGGGGACCACACCATCCTTGGTGGCCTGCTTGAGCGCTTCCGCAACCATGTCCTTGATGGAGATGGCCAGGCTGCTGAAGGCCTTCTGGACTTCCTCGTTGATGATGCTAGTCTTGACACCGTCGGGATCGACCACCTCAACGTGACCAGTCTCCACCAGGGAGTCAACCTGGTCCTCGGGCAGGTCGATCTCGTCGCCTTCCTTATGGGCACCCCAGGCCTTCAGGAGACGAACCTTCACAGCGATCATATTGTTTCTCCTACCCTGGAACCTCTTTGTGTGCTCACGTTCCACTGCTGTCGCCAGGCTGTCGTACCCTACCCACGTGGGCGCCAGGTAGCAACCCTGACAGCGCCATGGTCACACGCGACCTCTCGCCAGATCCAGGGCATCCCTGGCGATGGTCTTCGGATCAAAGCCGTCCATGGCCTTACCGACCTCTACTCGAACGGATGCACGGATGCTTGCTACAGTGACACGCTCAACGGTCGCACCACTGGCAGCCTCGAAGCCGATACCTCCGTGACTCTTGCAGTGCGTACGGGCATCGCTCGACGACCACGAACCTTTGGGATAGCGGTAAGCCTGCTCACCCCACTTCCCATCGGACTTCTTCTTCCCCCAGATGATGTGGTAGGGTTTGCCGTTGTGCTTGCGCGCATTGTTCTCCCTGCGGAACTCGGAGAAGATGCTGGGCTGCGCTTTGCGACACGCGTGCTCGTTGGGATAGGGCTTGCCTGCCGGCACAGGCTCTACAGGCAACTTGAGGATGGCGTTCTCCAGTACCTTCCCTTCCAAGCCTTCGGTCGTGGTAGGCTCCTCATCGGCAGGCTCCAGGTCTGTGAGGTTCACTTCATTGGGTACGATGATGCCCACGTCCTCCAGCAACCGCTGCGGGATCTCCAAACCCTTGGAGCGTGCCTCTGCAACGTGTGCCACCAGGGCATCAGGATTGCTCTGCACGGGAGCCACTGCGTACTCCAAGGCGAGGGACTTGTCGATAATCAGGCGCACCTCAGCCAACTCGGGACGATTCTTCACCTCGCTGGAATTCGGAGCATGGCCAGCCAGCGGGATGAATCCGATGGACTTCCCAGGCAGGTCGCCCATCTTGATGAAGTGCCAAACAGCGTCGATGAACCAGTCGCCCATCCACGTCTCGGGCTTGGAGGTATAGCGAGTCTTCGCCTTCCACCCATCGAACTTCTTCGCTTGCTCTCGGACCACCCACAGGCTCCGGCCCATGGGAAGGGCACGGTAGTCGTGCGCCCAGGTGACCACTGGGTTCTTCTTGAATTGACCCCAGTCCACGCCCTTGGGTACGATGACCTCGAAGTCCCTGTCGATGGAGTCGGTCGTGATCCACGAAACCTCTTCCCTGTCGCCCAGTTCGACCTTCTTGGCGCGATGGAAGGTGCGTAGGTAACCTTGGACGAACTGCTCCTCACCGCTGGGCATGAGTACCGTACACCCCAGGCTCTTGAGGTCCTCGGATTGCTGCGCCAAAGCCTGCTCCACGACCTTGGCGATCTCGGAGCGCATGGGGAAGCCGAGAGGTCCCTCCGCATCTCCGTAGAAGCGTTTGAGCGACAGGTTCCTTGCCATTAGTCGATCTCCTCAAACCGGATGCCGTTGTCTCCCTCGAAGGGTTGCGTGTGGTCGAACGCGCCCCAGAAGATCTCATCGGGGATTCCCTTTGGGAACGCGTCACAGGCTTCTGTCACCACCTCATCAGGCGCATCCGTGTGGATGTGCTTGCAGCGGTAACACATTGGTGCCGTTTGACATTGGGGCATCAGAAGGCTCCTGCTACTGGCTCGACCCCAACTGATCGCACGCGTTCCGCGAATGCCTTGATCAGCGGAGTCCAATGCTCCTCCCTGGCGTGCTGCACAGTGGTCCACGACTCAGCGAACCATTCCTGGAAGTTCTTTGTGGCGTAGCGACTCACCTCACGTGCAATACGGTTCGGCCCATCGGGTAACTTAACCGTTGTACGCCACAGATCGAAGACAGCGTGCTTGATCTCCTGATTGCCTGTAATGGCATGGCCTATCTCGTGCTGGACCACCTGCGCAGCCCCATCACCTTCGCGGAGCACATAGGGGTGCCACGAGCCTCGCGTCTTCGAGAGGAGTCGCATGTCGGACCGCATCACCTGCCCCACCTTCCGGTTCGAGAGGCACCTTCGGTTCGCCCAGGACAGGCTCGATGGTGCACATGCAGTTGGGGTGGGCTGGCGGACACTCGACGATGGAGTAATCGCCCTCACCAAACTTGCCGAAGTTCCCGTCCAATGGAACACCCGACTCGTTCTGTTCAGCAGCGATGTCCTGGCACATGTCGCAGGCATCCCCACTCAGCAGCCACCGCTTCCCTGAGACCATCCCACTCTCCTTGTAGGTCATGATCTCAGCCTGGTGCACGGCACGCGAAGACTCGGTGGTAGCGATGCGTTTGGCACGGTACTTCTCAGCGTGGTCGAAGACAGCGCTCACACGCTTCGTCAACTCAGGGATGGTGTTGCCACCTTCCACGATCCCGGCAGCCAGTTCATTGCGCAACCTGCGCACAGCCTCGTTCACCTGGAGGGACGTGGTGGCATTGGTCGCGGCACAGAAGCGCATGGTCGCTTGCTCCACTGCCGCAGGGATGCGTGGATTCACGACAGCCCACACCTGGCTCTCCTCGGTGAGTCCAACACGTGCCAGGCCTTCCTTTGCTCCCTTGTCGTATTGCACCGCCACATAGGGACCAGTGGTACGCACCATCTCCTCCGTGAAGCCCATGGCCTGGAGATCGATAGGTGTGACCGAATCCAACACGCTCTTCGCACCAGCGACCTGTTCGCGCATCACACGGAAAACGGCACGCCGCTGCTTCTGGAACGCATCCACCAACAGCCTGCGGAGTTCCTCACCTCTGGGAAGGAATCGCCCGTGTCCCGCAGGCCCATCCTTCTCGTCGTGGTGGTAACCGAAGTCCTGTGTCTCCGGGACACGCACCCACAAGGGAGCCTGGTCTGCCGGCACGCCGAGTTTGTGGAGGAGGAGTGCTGCCTCCACCCAGCCAGAGTCCTTGCAGCAGACAGCAGTCATGACGTCGAATACCTTCTCCGGCGGAGCCTCCTCCTCCGCTTTATCCTCCTCGGGTTGTGTTGGAGGAGGAGGCGCACCGCCAGGAGCATCCTCGGGTTCTTCCTCTTCTTCCTCTCCCGGTTGAATCAGGGTGCCTGGAAGCCATGGCTTCTCACCCCACTCAACCGGAGGCAGGCCGTCGTCATCACGCACTTCGTTGATGACACGCTTGCCTGTCTGGAGTTCACGCATCTCCACCATGGTCTTCGTCTTGAGGTCGTCTGGTACTGGGTTGTCGTATGCGAAGAACAACCGACCATCGTAGCGCCAGGCCAGACCATGAGTGAGTCGTTGCTCGTTCCTCCGGCAGCGAGGCAGCACAGCCTGCTTCATATGCTGGTAGTCGCCTGCCTCGGCGTTCGCCCTGTTGACGTTCTGAGTATCCAACTTGCTCAGCGGCACACCGAAGTTGTTCGCAATGGCACGTCGCGCAGCCTCGCTGAGTTTGATGCTCTCGATCTCCCTGTTGGAGAAGGCCAGGTGCAGCATCTTCATGGCTGACTCCAAGACAACGAGCCCACCTGTTCCACCCTTCCTGAACCGCTTGCGGATGCTCTCCTGGAGACGCTCTGCCTCCGCTGGACCCAGAGCCTCATCAGGCACGATCACGCTGTCAGGTCGTGCACGATTGTCGAGCAATGCGGCGGTGTGGGCATCAACCTTCTGATGCACCTTCACCTGCTCCCAGGCTGCTCGGGCAGGGGACCAACCACCCAAGTAGGGATCGCGCAGGGAGGGCACATGGAACACCAGCACATCCTCGGCAGGGAACGTGGGCGCATCCGCTCCCTCACCGACCTTGTACGCTTTCACGATGGCCTTCTTGTCGGCCTCAGGATGGACATACTGGGCAGGCAATACCCACACCGTGTGCGGGACACCAAGCAAAGCATCCTTGTCCAGGAACCAGTAGGCTAAGCCCACGATCTCCTGGTAGAGTTGGGTAATCTCGAACAGGTCGAAGTTGTCCATGACCTTGTTGACGGCATCGAGCAGGTCCAGCACTGGGTGGTCCACAACCTCCTCAATCCGCTCACTCGTGGCCAGTTTGCGCATGACCCCATTCCGCTTGGAACGGAGCCAGCGTTCCTGCGGCACCTTGAGCCCACGCACAGGCCAGCGGCAGGCCTTCTGCTTACCGGAAGTCGTCACGTACAAGCGCAGCGGTGTAGCAGCCACGCTGGCAGCATTCAAGGAGGCACAGGAATGGACCACACCAGCGAAACCGTCCACCAGGTCCTTCCCACTCGGCTCACGCTGCGTGCCCCAGGCGTCCACGAAGCCACTGGACCGTTGAGCCTGAACGACACCCTTGGGTGCCTGTCCCTGACCCAACAGGATACTGGCTGCCTTGGAGATCAAGCCCAGTGCTGTCACGCTTTGTCTCCCATCGTGGGTGCCGGCTCGTAGTGGATGCAGAACACGCACATGTCCCTGGGCATGTACCGACCAGCCTTATGGCACATGACCACAGGTCGCTCCGCCACCTTTACGCCACCGTTGTACCGCATCTCCATGTGATCGTGCCCCATGTGCTTGCACGGCCTCGTTCTCGGTTGCTTAGTAGTCATCGGGATCCACGTCTCCCTCCCAGATGGCTGGGTTGTCCGGATGAAGCCATGGCTTGCCCAACCTGCCCTTCGCAGCCTTCAAGCCCAAACGCTTGACATCCTCAGGGTCCCGTGTCTCCCGTTCGTCCCGTTGTTGATCGATGACCGCCTGACTGGTGGCCTCCTCTGCCTGCGCTTTGGCAGGCTTCGGCTTGAGCAACTGGACAGGGTGCGACATGCTGTCATGTTCCAGTGTGTCGTGCTCCAACTTGCCCAGGTCGAACAGATCATCACCCTCAAGCGGCATCGCTTATGCTCTCCTGGATCTCGTGCATGCGATGCCCATCCACGCCCATCACCAAGTAGCGCAGGGCATCCAAGGAATGATTGAAGTCGTCGAGTGGCTTGTCGCCCACAACCTCGTCATCCTTCTCAGGGTACTTGTACTGGGTACTCTCAGCGAACAACGCGCGACACTCGGCGCTGATGTGAAGTCGTCCGGAGTAGATACGTGCCGTCACCGCATCGATCCCGGTCAGGATGGAGTTGTTGCCCTTGCGCACCACGTGGTCGGAGATGCGCAGTTCCTTGATGCTGTCCGGTCGGCTGGGGTCAGCCCAGTAGCGCACACCCTTGGGCAGCCTGCGAGCGTGGGTGCTGAGAACTGTCCTACGCTTGTACCGTTCGTACCACACATACAGGATGTCCTTCCCAGCCTCACTCTCGTACAGCGTTCCAGCAAGGGCAGCGAAGGGATTGGAGAAGCCGAAGTCGATCCCGCCCACAAGCAGGCCTTCGGGAGCATCATAGGGCTTGACACGGCAGGCAACGAGATCGGGATAGACCAGGCCAGCAGCCTTGATGAACTCACCCTTGTAACGCATGGCTGCTCTGTGCGCTGCCATCGCACGCAGGGCACGTTCGTACTCACGCTGGGGATAGGCTGGGTTTGCGTTGCTGGCCCACTGGACGACGAGGTAGTCCTTGTCGCCCATCTGCCAGCGCTTGTAGAACTTGTGGAACAGCCAGTTCTCACCGTAGGGCGTGGTGGTGATTACGACAGGTGCTTCCTTCTGACCTGTCCGGCCTTGGATGGCGATCCACGCATCGTACTTGATCTGGCCTCCCTCGTCCACCCAGCACCAGTCGAACTGACCACCCTCTAAGCCACCAGGGTTGTCCGCTGACAGCAGCCAAATGACGCCACCATCCGGGAGGTAGTACCTGCACTGGCTGGGCACGTAACGGCCTTCTAAGGGCGTGCCCTTGAACGTGTCCACAAGGGTGGGCGCAGTGGCTCTGGCGAGGATTGGATACGTGGGTGCAATAACTAGGCCCAGCGTGGGAGTAGTTCGGTCGGTCATCACATAAGCCCACACCGCACCCAGCGCAGTCTTTCCCCCACCGGTACCAGCGATGGCTGCGGTGAAGCGTCGCGTGCTCTTGAGCACTCTGGCCTGTCCTGGGTGCAGTGGGTAGGTCTTGGCACCTTCGTACACGTCACCCCAGGCAGGTGCTCTCGCGCGTGCGCTCGTCTTCTTCCTTATCGGTCTGTCGGCGGTGGCAGTGGTCATCATCCTTCTTCACCTTCACGGGACTGCCACGCTCCCCAGGTCCCTTCACACGCTTGTCCTTCAGTGGTCTGAGCATCTTCAGCCTCCTCTCCTGGAGCCAGAAGGGAGGCCAGACTACCAGACGCAGCACGACGTACACAACGGCAGCACTCACGAAGAGCACCACCACAGCGACCTCAATCAATCCCGGCATGGGTGCCTTCTCCCCACAGCACTCGGATGGGGACCTTCTCGTCGATCTCCCCACCCACCTGGACGATGGTCTCCTTCGGCAACAGCGGGATCACAAGGCTCTTGAAGGCCATCACAGGGTTCGACATAATGTAGGCACGCAGAGCCTGGCGCATCTTCTTGCGCACAGGCTCCTCTGCGAGGACCTGGTCGAGCAAGCCTAGCGCTGCTCGGCGCCCTCCCGGCACCTTGTCACCCTTCTGGATACCACCGATCTTCTTGTGCCCAGGCTTGAAGGTACCGTCACGCCTGCGCTGACCAGCAGGAATGGGATCCTTCTTCGTTGTCCGCTTCTCTGCTTTAGCCATTCATTCCAAACTCCTTCACCCCACAACCCTCCACGAGTCGCGTGGGTAGCGTCTGGAGTAACAATCGCCTCTTATCGGTGCTTTGGCCTGCCCTAAATACGCCACATGCTTCAAGTGGTCAAACGAACCTCCAGCCACTCAGCGTTCGGGTAGTAGATCTTCACCTGCGCCTTGAGCACCTCCAACGATTCATCCCTCGGCACATCGAACACAACGACCAGGTCTACCATCGGCTTCCGCTTCCACACACGCACAGCACCTGTCCCCACACTGACGTTACTGAGCGCTCCGCGCAGCACAGCAGCATGACTTCTGGCAGTGTTGTGATCCGATCCGTAGACCACCACACACTTCCACCCCATCACCTGAATGAAGCGGCTCAGGTTACCCCAGGTCATCACAGTAGCCATCACTGTCGGTCCTCCTCATAGAGGAACAGCCACACGACCACACGCCCCACAGCCCACCAAGGCCACAACAGGACACACAGCCACCAAGGCCAGAACGCACAGCCCCACCAAGGACACTTGTGCCGACAGCGCCAGCAAGGTATGAAGGCCATGGCTCACCTCCAATTAAAACCGCGATCCACTAACGTATAGTGTGTGTCCTGTCCGTTGAGGTCGATTTCTCTCTCTAAGAACGAATGAATATAGGTCACGCGAGTAAGTAAATTGGACACCACACACACGCACTATATTAGTGGATCGCGGTTTTAATGACACGCTTCGTCCTCCGGCATACCGCACTCACTTGAACACACAGCACCCACCCACGCACTCCCACACGCACCCACACTGAACAGACCACTTCCACTCGACTTCAGCACCAAATGCCCGATCAAATTCACCCCACACCCAATGGTCCACCGTCTTCCTCCGGCAGTGCCCCTCCCTGCTCTCTGAATTTGATCCACATGGTGCGCACCGCTTCAGCCATCTGGAGCGCAGTTCTGGAGGCCAGCACCAGGTTGCTTACGGACATTACGGACAGTGCGAACATGCGTGCACTGTCGTCAGGTCCCAGGGTCATCGTGTCGGCTTCGAAGAGCGTGGCATGCTTACGCTTCAGTTCGTTCGCGATGTCGAAGAGCCTGGAAGCAGCCGACTCCACCTTCGACAGTGCGTCACGGAAGCCACCCACTTCAGCCATCACTTTCCTCCTCGTATGAAGAGCGCAGCAAGGAGTGCGCCACCCAGCACGCCAGCCAGCACCCACCGCCCAATGCCGGCAGCGTGGATGGCGCATGCAGCCACCACCCACGCCACCGCGAAGGCCAGCGCAGTGCCGAGGAGTTCAGTCTGCTTCTGCGTCAGCCTTGTCTTCATCGTTCTCCTCCTCTGGGAGCACCCACAGCCCAGTGCCCTTGCACACCCAGCACTTCTTTTGCTCTGTGCCGATGGTGCCTACACCACCGCACGTGGGGCATTCACGCTCAGCACGCGCCAGGAGCACCTCCTCGGGTAGGTCGGTTATCAGTCGGCTCACCTCCTCCAATGCCACGTGTGCACGCTCAAGAACCGTCTGCATCCGGATCAGGCGTGGTGCCAAGTTGGCCAAGTGCCAGAACAGGAACGCACGCTCCCGCACCAGCACAGTATCACACTCTGTTGTTGAGTGCTGCAGTTCCTGTTGCATCTGCGCAGCATGCGTGTTCGCCTTCTCCACCAGCCGCAGTAACTCCTGTGGAGGACGCTTGTCCTGGAGTGCGAGTGCTATCTCCTCCAGAAGTGTCTCATTGTCTGGCACCTCGCGCACCTGGGCGATCTCGCTCAGCGGCAGGCCGTAGCCATAGTCCATGCAGGCAACAGGGTCCTGCTCGTCTGTGAGACAGTCCAGCACACCAGTGAGAAGGTCGCCTGTGATGCTCTGGAGTTCCACACGCTTGCCGATGAGTGGTGTGAGGTCACTTGGTTGCATTGGTGTCCTCCTCCTCCGGTCCAGGTCCACCACGCCCTGTGGCACTCCCTGTGGTCTCGAAGTCCCTGGCCTGCCGGAGCGCAGCCACGTCGTCTGGGCTGATGGGGTGGTCGGTGTAGCCACACACACGCGCACGGCGATTCTTGCCAGCCTGGTCGCAGGTAACTTCCAGGACTACCGCACCTGTCACACGGTCGCTCAAGGTGCTGTCCAGGGAGTCGTTGTAGCGCTGGCGCCACATACACAGACTGGCCCACCACGTGGCGAGTCCCCAGCCTGTGCCTTGCGGAAACCGAAGACGCTTCGGCTTCTCTGGCGCTGCGCCGAGCAGGTCCGGATTGGTCACGCCCACCGCAGGAGCCTCAGGCTCCACCACTGCATTCTTCTTCTTTGCCATCAATCAATCTCCACGATGCAGAGGATGTCTTGTTCCCTGGCCCATGTGAGTCGTTCGCCTTCTATGGTTACCTCTGCACCTGCCCAGCAGGCGAAGACGACTCGGGTCCCACACACGAGGTCTTTCCGCACCTCCTCTCCTACACAGAGCACCAAGCCTTCACGCACACGCTTGCGCTCCTCACTCGTCTCCGGCAGTATGATGCCGCCAGGCGTGGCTTCAGGCACGCTCAGTGGTACCATCAAGACCTTGTCGCCAATCGGCTTCAACGTGTCCAAGGGAATCCTCCATACAGTGGCCTGTCGCATCGAAGTTCCAAGGGAACAGCACCCACTTGTCGATGGGCAACTGTTCACACCACGTGAGTGTTACGTGGCTCATCGCCGTTTGTTTCTGGACCACGCTAGGCAGGTAGGTCTTCCGTTCGCCAGTGTGTCCCGCTCCGTCACGGGACTTATGGATCAGCACCACCACTCTGCGGAGGACTCCCACCTCCGCCATGAATCGTGCCACGGTTGCGCCTGTCTCCCAGACATCATCCACGAAGACATCGGCATCCTTGGGTGTGCGTGCCAAGTGGCAGCCCCACCCAAGCAAGTAGAGCGTAGGGTACCACCCACTACTCGCAATGGGCCACACACGTGCGGTGGGGCTGACGATTGCCTTCAGGGTGTCCACCAGCATGAGTAGGTGCCTGTGACAGATCTGGATCCACTCTACCCCACGCCGACCTTGTGCTGAGTCGTGGGGCCGCATCTCTGGCTTCGTGTTCATGTCATGACAGTCCACCAGGAAGCGTGTGGCCATGGCAGCCACCTGGGTCATCTCCTTCCTAGCCTTGCCGATGTCGTCGGCTCGTAGGGCGTCCCAGGCTTCGTCCAGTTCCTCCCAAGTCTTCGCCCAGCCCTCATGTGCACTGGTGAATGGGCTGTAGTTTGCCTGGGCTCTCTCCAGTTCGCCACGCACGTGCTTCAGGGCGAATGGATTCGCTGCCCAGCACTCTCCTAAGGCCTTCGGATCCATTACTCACCTCCAACCCTACTCCTAGGGCATCGGTTGTTGTTAGAAGCCATTCTCCACCACAGAACGATGACGCATTGGGATGCCTACGAGCCCAGCAGCCTCAGCCAACTGCTGAAGGCGCTGATTCAGGCTCCACAGGTTCGGCTTCCTGCCTCGACCATCCTTCTCGCCTTTCGTTAGGGTGACTGCACCCAGAGCCTGAAGATCGTCCAGCCGACGCACCAGCGTACTCTTCGGGATGTCCGCCAACTGCGCGACCTGGTCCGAGGTTGCACTCCCTCCCAAGTGCACTATCGCACCAAGAATGTCGATGTGGTAAGGGACTGCGGTGTGTAGTGCCACACGCTCAACTAATCGGTACACCTCCTTGTCGATGTCCTGCTTGTCCACGACCACAGCCAGCATTTGACCCAACTTGAGCAACTGCTTCGCCAGCCTAGTGCCGATCTCTGGCGATGGTCTGAACAGGAGGTCCCGGTCGCCATACTGCTCTCGGTCCACCACCGCACGCAACACACTGATCAACTGGACCAGGCGTACCATGCGGTCTTTCGCCCAGTTGGGGATCTTCGGTAGTGGACTGGGCACGGCCTTCGCTAGGAAGCGTGCAGTTGCCTCGCGGAGTTCCTGGGTGATGTCATCCTCTCTACCCAGGTCCTCAACAGCAGCATAAATCTGGTCGGTCGGGTCGAACATCCCGTCACCGAACATCTCGAAGCGGAGGAAGCGTTCGCCCAGGCTAGCTGTGCTGTCACCATGGATGGCTGGGGTCACGGCGGTGAGCAGGCTGAAGCGGAGGTTGTCGTACACACGCTCCACTCCGTTGCCGAAGCCATGGTCCACGAAGCCATCGTAGGCTCCACGCAACGTGCTGTAGATCTCGTCGCGTGCAGCCTGGTTCATCTTCAGCACCTCGGTCCAATCCTTGAACACAGCACAGTGGTGGTTCATCTTCGGCAACTGGCTGGGGTCACGTGGACCTTTGAATCCGCTGACCAGGCAATGGGCTGTCAACTTCGAACGGTAGTAGACCTT